ACGAAGCCGCTTGCCTTTGCCGAAGCGCAACCGCTAAGGGCAACGGCGTCGGGGAGTGGCGCAGGCTGGTAGCGCACCTGGTTTGGGACCAGGGGGTCGCAGGTTCGAATCCTGTCTCCCCGACCATCACACGAAAATGGTTATTTTTCAGCACCTTAGCTTTTGGTGCTGTATCAATCGACGTGGCATTTGCTGTAGCGAGTTTTTCTATGATCGGCGCATTGAACGATAACGATCTTGGCCGAGACTCGGCACTCTGGTTGTCGATACTGCCGGCGGTTCGAATTGCGATTATGCGTGGCTCATTTCCCCACGCCGATTTTGACGGATGGGAACGTCACTGCCGTGAAGAGCATTGTCTTGCGATTGAGACGATGCGGTGGATGGATGATGCTTCTACGCACGCTCACGCCCAGTGGTCGACCACCCCATCAATCCTCACTACCGAAGAAGTAAGTTTAATCGACGAAGCGCGCGCGACCCTTCGTCGGCATTTTCGGCACGGGAACTGATTGACGCGCTTTGTGTCTCCCGACACGCACTTTCTGCGCCACTGGACGACACAATAGCCTTTGGCCCTATGGGCTCCCCACCGCACGAATCATCTGCGGGGGAGCAATACGACTATGGGGACGATCAACACCGCCGCAACGATCACCACGGCGGACATTCGTGAACTGAACGCGATCGGGGATGCCATATTTGCCGAGTGGTTCCCGAACCACCGCCCCGGCGATCCTATCCCATCAATGCCGCCTCAACACCTCGCGTTTGCAGCCAATGCCGTTGGACTACGCCATAGACCGGCTTCGTTGCTACCTATCAGCCAAAAAGATGCATGTAGAACGGGTTGTAGGCCTGTCCCGCACCCCTAATCGGGCTAGGAGTTTCATATCGCCATAAGCCGCTCTTAACGCTGGATTTGTGCTTGAAACTCCGCCGATCCCCTCACCCTCACAAGCACTGAATATTACTGATCGTCGGGACTACGAGACGGCGCCCTTGCTCTATTCCCCGATCATTTGCAGTGAGGTGTTGTTTAGATCAGACAGTCGGGGTAGCAAACTCATGGTGCGGGCAGGACGCCTTACGGCGTCAGCTCTAACGAGCTGTTCTTACAAGTCGGTTTATCCAGCCCTGGCTTTCTTCGAAAGAGGAAAAAGATGCTTTCAATATATCGTGCCCGCACCATCAATTACATCCCCCTTAAATGACCGCCCCCTCTCCTATAGCCCGAATATGGCTTACGTATAAGACACGCATTGTTTCGGAACGCCGGTATCAGAGCTATGCTATAGTAAGTCATATCGCGCTTAGCTGGTATGCATTTCTCACAATAGGATTTAGCATATACCAGGACAGGTTCGCGCTATACTTGGGAGCGGGTGGCGCCAACCAAGCATCTTTGATTATGTCAGTTTTGACGTTTGGTTTGTCATTGATAATATATGGATTCAAGTTTGATGATGCTGCTCGAATGCAGCGAGATTGCTATCTAAAGATGCAGTCAATCTACCAATCTAGTGAGGCAATAGACGTAAAGCTAGAAAGCTATCGTATGTTGCTTGAGCATTATCCAAATCATGCGGATCGAGACTACCGTCAAGTATTGTTTGATGCGTGGGAGGCGGGGCGCATTCTAACGGATACCGAAGGCAATCCAATAAAGTTCGGCATTTTAAATATCGTAGCATGCTACCTACGAGGGGCGGCATGGTATGGTTTTCTCATTTTGATATTTGCCATGCCGTCGGCACTTGGCTTATTTTGGATTTTGGCTACTTAATTGCCCGATCGCCAGATTGATCATTTCCAAGAAGACGCGCTGAGCAGATTGTTTGAATCGCGGATTGTGAAATCACGTGCCGTGGGCCTTGATGGCACGAGGCTTGAACATTTCACGGAGATACTCGCGTCAGAAGCCGCGCTAATCGAACGCAAAGTAACTTCGTTAAATTATAATTTCACTTCTTTTCGTGAGAAGTTAATTTTGAAGGGCGCCAATCGTTATCCTCGCCAAATATCGATTCCTACTGTGCGAGACCGCCTAACGCTCAGAGCGGTATGTAATGCTGTAGCCGAGACGGTGCCTCAGGCTCGTAGTTCTCCACCTCACAGCTACATTAAAAATATAGCCGCGGAAATAAAGGCTAGTAGTGAGCCTTGCTCATTCCTTCGAGTCGACGTCCGAGACTTCTTCCCTACAATTCAGCATGAACGTCTTTTGGAACAATTGCTTTCCCATGGTATAGAAGACTTTTTGTCCAACTTGATCTCTAAGGCGATCAAAAACAAGACTGGCGCCAATTCCTCTGCTCGAAATGACGATATTGGAGTGCCGCAGGGGTTGAGTATATCTAATATCCTTTCGTCTGTTTATATGCTCGAATTGGATGCCGCCCAAACCAAAATTGGCGGATACCATAGGTATGTTGATGATATTTTGGTTATTGCGCCCTCGCACTTAATAACTGTACGCTACAGGCAGCTGCACACATCACTTATGGCTATTGGGTTGACCCCTCATACGATGGGCGTGGCCGGAAAGACGGAGATTAAACGGGTAGTAGAAGGAATTGACTACTTAGGTTACCATCTAACACCGTCGAAGATTTCTGTTAGAGCATCATCTTATAATCGAATGTTCGCCAATCTCAGCAAGGTTTTTACACTTTACAAGTATCGTAAAAATCTCAATCAATTTATTCTCAAGCTTAATCTCAGAATAACCGGATGCATCGTGGATGGCAAACGGAAGGGATGGCTAATGTTTTTCAGCCAAACAGACGATTTATCCCAGCTCAAGTATCTTGATGACTTCGTAACCAAGCAATGCAAAAAATATAACGTAAACAGTTTGGATGTTCACGTATCAAGATTCATTAAGTCCTATCACGAAATCAGGTTCAAAGGCGTAGACTCGGAATATATTCCGAATTTCGACCAATATACGCTGGAGAAGCAGTATGAACTTATCAATATGTTGACGGGAACGTCAGTCGAGGAGCTTAGTAGTCGATCAATAGAAGATACTGATCGAGTATTTAAGGAGCTTGTTGCCCATGAGGTAACTGACCTGGAAATCGATGTAATGAACGCAGTTTCATAGTCCTCTGGAATAGAGGGAGCGTATATTGATTTCTAAGACAGGGGGCGGGTGCAAACCTTGACTCGAAATTGAGGTTCCGCTGTTGACATATCTTCTTAATTCAACACGGCGGATCAGTCTCCAGCTTACGCCGAGAATAATCAGCCTCGCTTTTCGACCCTCTGGATTGCCGCACGGCTAACGCCATACTGTTTAGCCAGGACGCCCAAGGATACGCCTTCGGCACGGCTGGCGATCACCGCGCGCTGTTGGTCCATCGTTAGCGCTGTAGGGCGCCCGAGCACCCTTCCCTCTGCCTTAGCTCGCGACAGGCCAGCCTGCGTGCGTTCGATCAGCAAATCGCGCTCAAACTCTGCGACGGCATTGATAACGCTCATGGTCATGCGCCCGGCGGGGGAGGCTAGGTCCACACCCCCAAGGGCTAGGCAGTGCACCCGCACCCCCATGGTAGCGAGGGAGTCCACGGTAGCGCGCACGTCCATGGCGTTGCGGCCTAAGCGATCCAGCTTGGTCACGATCAGCACGTCGCCCTCCTCAAGGCGATCCATGAGTTTTGCGAACCCCGCGCGCTCCATGGCAGCTACCGACCCGGATACAGTCTCCGCGATCAGCCGGCGAGGTTCTACGGTGAAACCGGCGGCTTCTATCTCCCGCACCTGATTATCCGTGGCCTGGTCGGCGGTGCTTACGCGGCAGTAAGAGAACGTGCGGGCCATGGAACGACTCCTGTATCGAAATGCTGCATCGTAAGTAGCAGCGTATCGAAACTATCGTCAACCTATATTCCGATACATGCTGTGTATATGGCTCGTAATCGGTCGATTTCGATACAGATGGGTAGAACAAGAGCGGCTGACACTGGATCACCAAACTCGATTAATTGCCATGGCGCATAATTGTAGCGGTGACACCGATATCGGCGCGAACACGAAACCCGCCCACCATCACCTCCGGCAAGGGGTAGAGCGGCGGGCGACAGGCGGCGTGGTTACATTTGTGCGCTAATCTTTCTTGCTCGCCGGCGGTTTAGTTACGGCGCTCCCGGTCGTTGGGGGCGCTCCAAGTGCTCCCGCTGGCCCCGTGTATCCATTTTGAATCTTACTCGGAGGTGGGGTATGCCCACGCTTGCCCGCGCTCCATCCCTCTAGTCCAAACTTCCTGTCGTCGCTCATATCCACCTCCCAGCAATGCTGAACCTGCGTATGGCCGCAAACGCGGTCCGCTTTGTATCAATCTTTCTTGTCGGAAGACGGTTTTGTTACGGCCGATCCACTCGTGGGCGGCCCCCCTAGCTCACCCTTCGGGCCGTTGTAGCCACCTTCTTCTTTGCCACCACTTGCGGGAGTGTAACCCTTCTTTAGAACCGTCCAGCCATCGTTGAACTGAATTTTCTTATCGTCAGCCATTTTGGGTTCCCTTGATGAACTCGACCATTCGAACGCTACCGCCACAAATAAGCATAGATCTTGGCGGATCAATCTCGCTCCATTCCGTTCCGTTCTCGTTGACCTTCCAAAGGCGAGCGATCAAAATATCGCGGTCACCAGCAGTTGATGAGGCAAACGATCCGTCTTCCCACACACCCGCCACAAGGGTCCCGTCATTTAGATGCACCAGGACATAAGTAGCCGTCGTTCTAGGAAAGGTATAGTCCCATGCTGTGGGAACGTGATGAGCCGGCTTTAAGCCAAGCCAGTCGGCAAACTTGTAGAACCTCTCCGATTTGTCAAAAAATACGAAAACAGCCCCTACGATAAGAGGTAAGATAAAACTTAACGAAAGTTGCCACTGCCACTTCGACAGCTCAATCCAACCCTCTGCGTGAAACAAAGGGTAAGCTGCCGCGCTATAGGCGACGGAAACTAAGGCGTAGTTAATTGACTTATCGGTAAAGCTTGGTGGAGAGCTATCCCGAAACCGCGCCCTCACCCCCATTATGATTATGCCAGGCGCTAAAAGCCCTGCGAGCTTTGCTATTTCGTCGGCGTTTGGAATGTCGGCCATGAACGCTCCTTTGTATGATAGCGTAGTGCCTTCGTCCTCTGTTAGAAAGGGCGCGCGTTTGCCTCGATCAGCGCCGCGCCGAAATCATCATTACCGACCGCGTCACGCTTTGAAACGTCGCGGCTCTTTTTAGCCATACCCAACTTGATAAGGCTTTGCCCCAGCAAGGCAGCGTTGCGGCGGTAGTTCTCTTGATCGACCGCCTTCCCTTCCAGAAGGTCGGCAGTGGCCTGTTCGCACAGCATCGCAAGTGTCGCGGCGTTCATGAGCAAGAGGCGCTCCGATGCGGTCGGGTTGCGGCCTAGCTGTTCAGTTAGGTCGCTGCCGATCGACCGGAAGCGTTTCGCCTCCATAGTGCGCCCGTCGACCTTGCGGCCAGCCACGACCAGCTCGAACGTAGGTTGCTCAATGGACACTGGACGACTTTCGACGCGAGCGGCGCATATCAATAGCTTGGTCGGGATCCGCGTCTAGCCGGTCAAGATATGCCAGCACTCCGTCGCGGACTCGGCGGGGGCTGTATCCCGCGAGTGAGCAAACGGTCGCAAAATCTTCCCCTCCGTTCCTGAACCACGCGCGGGCGCTTTCCCTTACATCGGAAGCCTTTTCCCGCGCGGAGTCCGCTCGCCACGCCCCCTTTGCCTCCATGACGGCGTTAGCAATGACACCGACGAATAGCCGCTGTTCAGGGGAGATTGGACCGTTGTTGCCGGACGATAGGTCAACCAGCGGACTCATGCGTCGATCCTCAATACGGCTTTACAGCGGCATCCGTGTTCCAATGGCGGTGTGAAGCATGGCCCCAGCGGCGTTGCGAACGGTTGGTTCAGCGGAACGCCTTGGCGGTTCATCCCTGGCACTTGAGAATGCGCTAGGCGGACTCGTTCGTCGCCGGCGGTCTTCCAGTATCGCCGCTGATTACTCGGCAGCGCGCCAAAGCGCTGTGCGATCTGCCACCCCGTGAGTTTGGCGGTCTCCGCGATCTGATGAGCGGCGTTCCCCGCAAAAGCTTTTACGCGAGCGTTGCGCAGTGCCTTGGCGTGGCGAGCCAACATGGCTTCGGCGCTGGCAGTCGTCACGCCGTCGCGGAGTGCCTTGGCGAGCATGCGTTGCTGCGCGCCCGAAAGGTGGCCGCGTGCGAATGACAGCGTCGTTTCCGGGTCAGCCTTGTTGCCCGTCGCTATGGCGATGTGAAGTTGCTGGCGCATCGCGTCGAGCGAACGTGCCTGCAATGAGGAAAGGCCGATTACACGGCTTATTTGGGCGGCACGGGTGTTAGCGGGACCGATAGCGTTCAGCATGCGCTCGGTAGTCTGGCGGATCGCCATCGTGCTTTCGGTAACGAAGGCAGCGTGAAGCGATCGGACGGCGTTGTCGCGGGCGAGCACCACGTCGCCAGCATTAGTGTTGGCAATATGATGAGCCTGTGCGGCCGCCAGAGCGACGATAGCCCCAAAGAACGACGCAAGGCCGCTGGTCATCGTAGACGCGTCCAGCGCGTCTGTAAGCGGCTGGTGTGCAGCCCCATCGGTGCCGAGCATGAGTGCGAGCTGGTCCCGCTCGTGGTCGCTGGGTCCGTCATCGTCGGCGTTATCGAGGATGGCAGTTATCGCGACTGCGTCGAACATAGCGATCACGTCATCGATCGCCGCATCGATTGCGTCGGCAATGTCAGCTTCTTGCCGGGTTGTAAGCTGGTCAATCGGATCGATCATAGCATCACCTCCGCAACATTCGCAGACGAGACTTCCAAATGCGGCTCGATCAGGCGGCGGACGTGCTTCGGCAGTTCATCGGCAATCGTCGGGAAATACATTGTTATGCTGTCGCCCAGCATCCGCTGCATAACAGGTGCGCCGGAAAGCTGCCCCTGCGACAGTAGGTGCATCGCCAGTTCGACGCATGCCGTGACGATTGCGGTCGGCGTCGCCGTCTGCATTGGGAAGCCGTGCGGGCAGCGTTCCGGCACGCGCGGCCATGAGAGCGTTTGCGTTGGCGCCACGGGGCGTCCCTGCCAGCGCATGCGGTCTAGCAAAGCCGTAGCGGTCATAAGGGCTTGCGCTTGAGTTCGCCCCGTTGCGCTGGTCCATGCGGACGCGAACAGGCGCGTGCTCGCGATGGCATCGGCGTCGTCCAAGCTGACGTACGAGTTTTCCCCGGCACGGATCGTCCAGGCGGGATCAATTTCACTATCGGTCACGTAAGATATGCCTTGGTCAGGACGCCATCGGGCAGATTGCGGCGTTCGAGGCGCATGACGGTAAGCGTAGCGCTGTCGGGAAGCTCGAACGTGTCGCCGATGACGACGGGATGCGGATGGTCGATCAGCCACACGGTTGCGGTGGCATCGGGCATGGTTTCGCGTGTTGCCGGCCCTAACATCTTACCGGGGCTGTAGGTCACGCGGGCGCGGTGCTCGGTGGTTCTGCCAGCTTCATCCTTGCCGAACAGGTCGCGCCGGTCAGCGTGTATCTGGCGGACCGTGTCGTTCATTAGGGGCAATAGGTCGGCAAGCATCGGGCACCTTGAAATGAGGGTGCCAGCCGCGCGCCCGGTGGGACTTGGACGCCGCTGGCAGTCGGGGTTTTGCATGCGCGGGCACTCGCCGACTTATCCCGCGCCGGTATCGCACCGGCCCCATCCCCACCTCCCAGCGCGCGGCGGGCAACCTATCCAGCGCCGGGAGTGTGTGGGGAGGCTTCTATTGCCCGCCGGGGTATAGCGTTACGCGGCCTTGATGCCCTTGAGGCGGGCAGCGGCCTTTGGATGCTTGATGACGACACCCGAATACCATTCGGTGCGGGTCCGCAGAGCCGGCTTGTCATCCACCTCGCCAAGGTCGCGCGCTTCGATCGGCTTCGTCTGGATACCGTGCAGCGTGTCGGCACCAAAGCGGACCGCGTAGATCGAGCTGGTCGCGTTGGCGGTGCCCTGCGCCTCATCGAATGCGAGGATATCCGCGCCGGTCTCGTCATCCTCGATCAGGCCGAAGGGAACGCCTGCGTAGCCGTCCAACTCGCGACCAAGCTGGTCAGTGCTGATAGTCAAAGCGTTGACGCCGCGCGCGAGCTGGCGGGCTTTGCGGCGGATCGTCTTGTTCATGAGCAAGAGTGAAGGCGTGCCGCGCACGGCATCGACCAGCTCGTCCAGCATTTCGAGCGTGAGCACGTTGCCGTTTGCGCCGGCGGAAAGCACCTGTTCGCCCGTAAGGCGGCGGTTCAGGCCGTCGAACTCCTTCGGGTTCACCGAAGTGTCGCCATCAAAGAACGTGCGCAACCAAGTGAGGGTTGCCGCCTTCGCCTTGAGACCGTCATGAATAGCGCGCGTATCATTGTCGCCGGTCTGCATAGCGATCTGCGCAACGTCGAAATCGCTGTCGCCACCAAGGATCGTCAGCGTTTCGGTCAGCGGGTTAACGACCCCCGTGCTTTCTACATAGCCTTCGTTGAACCCACGGAATGCAACGCCGGGAAGCGAGGTCTCGCGGTTATAGGTGTAGGCGTTGCCCGCGATGTTGATGAATGGCAGTGCGGCAAGCACGGGGTTCTCGGTCGCGAGAATCTCAACAATGCCGGACGTGAGTTGATCGGGGTTCAACTTCGCCCATTCGGTAATCGTCAGCACTTACAGCTATCCTCTCTGTTTTTACTTGCGGTATCCGCCAGCCATCCGGGCGTAGACCGGCATGGTTGCGGGATCGGGGGTGGTCGGCGTGATCGCGGGCTTGCCGCTGTCGGTGGCCGGGATTGGAGGCTTGGCGTCAAACACGCCGGTTGCCTTTGCGGTGTGGAACCACGCTACCTGGTCGGCGGGCGGAAGGTTCGCGGGGATCAACGCCCGTAGGTTCTCTGGCACACTGGCGAGCACCGTGGCGGCAGTGTCGGCGAGCTGTGCCTTGAGGGCTGCCAGCTCCGCGACGGCGGGATCGATGATCTGATTTTCGTTTTCCATGTCTTTTCCTAAAGAGGGAGGGCGAGCGCGGTGGACTCGTCGCGGCGGGTTTGAAGCTCGCGCATCGCTGCCGCCCGATCTGGAAAGCCATCGGGATTGAGCGCCATCAGCGCGTCGGCAGGCGACCAAACGCCAAGGTCGATCTTATCGCGGGTGTTCGCGAGCTGTTCGGCTTCGGTCAGGCTGTCTTGAAGTTCGGCAAAGTCGATGGCGACCGTAGCGTCATCGGGAATGGTGCCGGGACGATGTGTGTTCACCACCGCCTTGAGCACCGCGAACAAGCGAGCCTCGGCAATGCGCCATTGTGCGATGTCGTCTAGCCGTTCCTCGCGAAGCTCGATGCGCCCCGCGTGCTTGGCGCTGCCCGACTCCGCGACTTTCGACAGGTCGAAAATGTCGCTGCCAACTCCGTGCGTAGCGGCGGTCTGGCGAAGCACGAACTCGATTGCCGACAGGATCGACGAAATCGGCGAGTTGGGGCTGGCGAAACCGAACTGCCCGCCTTGCGGCAGGGCGATTGCGCGGTCGGGTCCAAATTGCAGAACTTCGTTGGCGCTGATGCCCGACGCCCAAGCTTGCCCGTGGGCTTGAGATTCTACTGATCTCCAAAGGTTCGCGAGTGCCACGTTCACAGGGTCTTGCGCCTCGAATAGGTCATCGCCTCCCGGCAGGAAAAACTCGTCGTCGGGCAGTCGGTCGAACAGCGGCACGAACGGGAGCACGCCATAGGGGTTGGCGTTGGCGGGATTACCGTCAATCCGCCGAGGCGCGCCGCGATAGTTCAGGTGCCGAAAGCCGGTCGCAGTCCAGTCGCTGTAAGTTACGTCCTCGGCACGGGTCGCACCATGAGTGACGATGACTCGTTCGGGGTGCTCGGGATCGCTGTAGATGACGTCCAACACGTTTGGCGTGATGACGTTTAGCGTTGGGATACCGCCGGCGTCATGAAAGCCGACTTGAAGCATCGCGGTCTTGCACAGCTTCGTATAGCGCGATGCCTTCTTGAGCACGGCGTCGGCGTTCATCGCGCGGTAGAGCGCGTCCATGGTCGCTTGATCGACGCCGGTGAACACGCGGCGGGGCTGGATGCGGTAGGTATTGGCGCGACGGTTGGTAATCGCGCGAACGACGTTGATGCTGAAAAGCCGGAATTGTTCGGGGCGTGACCAACGCCGCGCGATAAGTTTGAGCGTTTCCTGCGACTGTTCGTCCCAATAGTAGCGAAGACGACGCGCGCATTCATTCTTGCGTGTCACGCTCGCGTTTGCTAATCGGACAATGTCGGAAGAAAACAGCACTAGATTACTTGGCCTCAAAGTCAGAAATGTGTTAGAAGTATAGCGCAAAACTGCCTTTTAGTCACGATGTTTTTCATCGTGGAACGGTGTGAGCGCCGACATTTTTGATCTTTGTCGTCGCAAAGACTTCGAAGTTGACAGCCTGCACAGGCTTTCGGGCTTGATAGACCGCGAACAGGCGCGATGCCTCGCGCATCGATCGGCATTCGCGGGCGCATGGCGGGATATGTGGCCCACCGTTCAGCACGCATGCTGCGATTGCCGGACCGCGCCCATGGCAATTTATCCCCTCAAGCTCATAGGGGTTCAGCGATACGTGCCGCAGGGAATACGCGGCCCAAGCTAGTGCATGCACGTAGTCGTCATGGGCACCGCGCGGATGAGTGAACTTCGGCACCGAAGCTTCGCCATCGGTCGCCTTGCCGTCCGCGTGCACCTCGAACACCGCCAGTTCGGCTAGGAGGTCTTTGAATGCAGGATGGATATGCAAGCGCTGTTCGGCAGCGGCTTGGTAAAGCCCCATCATGGCTTGGTATTTGGTCTTGCGGGATACGTGGACGACTTCGACACCGGCGCTGTATGGCTGGGTCGCGGCCCAATCTGCCACGTCCTGCGCGCCGTAGGATTCCAGGGTCGCGCGGCTCATTTTGTATCCGCGATGGTAACCGTCTAGCCGGGTCTTGATCCCGCCAAGCCTGCCAAGAAATACGCTGTCGGCATCCAGCACAAAAATATGTTCTTCGTCGTCCAACACGACCTTGGCGACACACGCCGTAACAGTCCGGTCGCCGTGGCGCGAACCGCCGAACGCACGATCCAAACCACCGCCGACGATGTAGGCGGACCCAGCGGCGAGCGCCTTTACGTCCAGCGGATACTCATGGGTGCATTCCGCCAGCACGTCCGCCGGGAACAGCGCGCTGGTAGCATCACCCCAACGGTTCAGGTGGTATAGCGCGAACTCATGGGGCAGCATCTGTCGCGACAGCGACCGAAGCTTTTTCTCGCTAATCCATGGGGGTGCGTTCCGGCATGCCTCCTCCAGATCGGCATAGGCGATGTGGCTGAACGCGATTGACGTGTCGGGGTCGGTCGGATGGTTCGCAGCCTGATAAAGCTCGTAGAGCTTGTTCGACTTCGGAGAGACCGTGCTATCGATCAGCATGAGAGACCCGACTGTATCCAGTAGGGAGCCGGCGAGTGCGGCGAACACTTCGTCGCCCTTCGGGGCGGCGTGAAGCTCCGAAACCTGAGCGCACGATAGCTTCTTGCCCCACAACGCGGCGGGGTTGGCGCTGAATGCCTGAATGGTAGAGCCGGCGGTCGGGAACTCAACACGGTCGCCACGCACGTTGATGGTGCCCGTGGTGACCAAGCGCTTGAGCAATGGCGTCTGCTCGAACGTCTCGCGGATCGATCGGAACGCCGTATCGACGACTTGCTTTTCGCTGTTTGCGACCACCGCAACGGTTTCGGTCTGGCGGGTGAGGAACCGCCAGACGATAATCATGGCGGACGTGACCGACTTGCCGTGGCGCCGGGGCCAGCAAAAGCACGCAATCGATATGTCCGCGCCGTCGAGGGCCTTAGCGATTTCCGCGTGTTCGCGCTTACCTGGTAGGAAGGGGGTGAACCCGCCGGTGCTCGATCGGACGCGTGGTTGCACGTCGCCCAGAAACTTAAAAAAGCCTGCGCTGCCATTGCGCCAAGAGGCGATCGACGCGGCGAGACTGGACGTGGCGGGGGCGGTGGACAAGGGAAGAACTCGAAGCTGATTGAGAACACCGCGTAGTGCGGGATCAGCCTAACGACGCTCGACTTGAGCGGCCCTTGTCCGGGCATGGACCGCACGCGGTCCGAGGTAGTCAACGTGAGCGCGCTATCGTGTTCGCCTCGAACGCCGGAGATTATGGAACCCGGTTGTCCTGTGGATGTAACCCGATCCTCAAGCGGAGCCCCATGGGGACACCACGAGACGCAACTATCATAGCAGAATCAGAGGTCTAGGAAAACGGGAAAGTTGCCCGCCGTGGTTCGCCCCTCAACGCTGCCCACTCCGGTTGTTCAGCCCCAACGTCGAACCCCCTAGCGCGCGCACCCGTGTAGTATATACCCGCGTATGCGCGCGCGTGCGTCCCTAAGAATCCAATAATACTAATATATAAGATTCTATAAGATTCATGATTCGGTATTCTCTCACTTCGTTCGAGAATAGAGCGACGCTCCGCATCGCTCTTTTTTGTCAAAAGACAACAAGACTGACCTAAATGGGTTTCAAGCAAAACCCGAGGTCGCGGCGTGAACAGGAATCTGCGGTGTTCACACCCTCTCGGGGTGCTCCTGCGTTGTTGCAGTGAGGTTCCTACGCCGTTGGCAGCTCTGCTGGGTCCGCGAACCCAGATACCCGTCCGGTGGGGCTCGAAGTGATTGGCAATGCCGGAAGCCGGCTCGCTGGCAATCTGAATCCCCGTTAAAATAGCCCTGGAGGCACCTTAGAGCGCGATTCTTGATGTGTTCCTTACCACACTGCCAGAATCGTATTTCGCTTCTCTAAGGCGCCTTCTAGGGCTTGGCTCATTCGGTGTGTATTAGCCGGCCGATAAGGTTACAACGTGCTCGAACTTTACGCCATCAAAGCGAACCTGTGCCATTACCGGCGCAAGGAATCGCACAGTCCCTTGTCGCACCGCACCATATCCGGCGGTCGTGCTTTTCTGGTCATGGCCCAATGCCACGGCGATCTGGTCATCTACGAGACCCGCCTCGACCCTAAGCCTATCCGCCAGTTCATGCCGGAAGCTATGCGCGCCTAAGCCATCAGCACCAGACTTGATGCCTACCCGTGTGAGATAGTCGCGCCAGAATGCGGATGGTTCCGCGCCGATCTGGTCGCGACCGTTCGCCACCAGCTCGGGAAACAGCCGGCTATCTCCGCCGGCATTGCGCCGTTTTTCAACGAACGCAACGAAACCAAGCTCAACCAGCTTTGCATGCGCGACTGCTGCCCGCGATTGTCCCGCTTTCGTGATCTGCCCCTTCGCTGGATCATGCTGAATATCGATTATCCACGCTCCGCTATCGTGTCGTGACACGTCCTCTGCGCGAAGCTGTGCCGCCTCACCAACCCGCATGCCGGAAAACAGGCACAGTAACGGTATCCAGTATCGCCAATCATCTGCGCGAACCTTGCCCGGACGGTGCTCTTTTCCGTCCGCCTCAAACCCGGTGAACAGGGGCGATGAGAGCACTGCGTTTAGGCGGTCCGTGCCGAGCGGCGGGCGCGGATTCTTACCCTTCACCTTTTTGAAGAAAAGGCCGGTGCACGGGTTCGTCAAATCCCATCGCTCTTCGATCAACCACGCGAAGAGGGGTGAGATGGTCGATAGGTGTTTGTTGATCGTGGTGAGCGCAACACGCGGCATGTCAGCCGCACGGGCCTTCGTCGCGGCCTCGCGCATCGTAAGTCCGCGCATGTCTGCCCGATCGCGCCACTTGGGCGGGAGCTGGCGCATAGTGTCGCGATAGTCGCGGACGTGCTCGGGTCTGATCGATGCGAGCGCGCGGTCGGCACCGACGAATGCCGCGAACTGTTCGATCACCTTGCGATCCTGGGTAAGCGTATCGCTACGCTTGCCGTCTTCGGCGGTCCGCTGTTCAGCATATCGGTCGAATAGGTCGAGAAGCGTTTCGCCCGGCTTCGCCTTGTCCTGTTCACGCTGGCGAACCCGCTCAATGACTGCGTTTTCTCCAACCGCCTCGACATCACCGACATTGCGGCGATGCTGTGCCTGCAAGCCGGCGAGACGTGACGCATTTAACCGATCAACTAGCGCTCGGTAGGAAGCGCTATCCCTGTCGAACTTGACGCCAAGCGCCATCATGGCTTCGCTCGCCAGATCTCGCACCAGCGCGTCGTCGCCAGTAGCGGTGGCTTGTATCTGGTCTTCCAAGTCGGCGCGGACGAAATTGACGTGGGCTTGATACATATTCCAGCCCTTGCCTGCGAGCGTCCGCCGACCAGCGTCCGCGCCCGACAAGGGTAGCTCATACCCCAGCACGACCGCCGCTTCGTCTAGCTCATGTTCGGCTGGCATACGCAAAGGCAATGCTACTCGTGCCGGTAAGGCCTGAACCCCCTGCCCCCGCGCCTTCGACCATTCCCGCTTCCATTCGTCGAGCACCGACAGGGCGCGATCAGATGCGATCCGGCGATCCGACGTGCCCATCGACTTGATACGTTCCCGTGGCTTGCCGGGGGCATGAAGGGCGCGGGGAATGGGCACTCGAAGCTGCCAAATGCCGCGTTTTCCGCGTTGAACGATAGGTGGCGAGGGACATCGGCGGGCGGTTCTCCATGCTAGTGCTGTAGCAAATAGTAGCACGTTTGCTGTAGCAAGTGGAGTCTGTGACCCGCAGAAAACCGCGACTCGTGGTCTAACCTTGTCAAGATAGACCCGTCCATTCCCATCCTGTCTCCCCGACCATTGTACGTCTGTCGTACAATCCTGGCCGCTTGGCACTCACGCAAGCGGCCTCTTCACGCAGATACACGTAACACCCTCACGGGCTCCAAGGCGCCTGAGGTCCGACGATCGTCGGCGCCACGAGCACGCACCCTGCTACCGTCACGTATCGACAAAAATCCGCGCACCCTACGCGGGCAGAGCATCGACCTCCCGCCGTCAAAGACCGCGACGCGTAACCGCAGCGCGTTATTTTGCTGTCCAGGCGGCACAGAGTAGCGGCGGCGCGTTGTCCCAGCTTCCTACCGGAACGGGATATGATGCCGAAAACACTGACTATTATCGGAATGGGCGCCTGCGGCGTCGCGGCGTTCGCCGAAGCGGTGACCCGGCTCAGCTATGATCCCGGCGATGGCTGGCTGATCCATCTCATCGAACGGAATGACGCGCTTGCGCGCGGGTTGGCGTTCGGCACCGAGCAGCCCGGGCATCTCCTCAACACCGAATCCCGACTGATGGGGTTGTACGATCAGGAGCCGGGCCACTTCCGGACCTGGCTCGAGGCGCGCCGCGCGCAAGCGGGGACGCCGCTCGATCCCGACGGTGTCGAATATCCCCAGCGCCGCGAATATCGCCTCTATATGCGCGACGTCCTCGATCGCGCGCTCGATCGCGCGCGTACAGCGGGGATCGACGTCCGGATCCATCACCAGGAGGCCGTGAGCATCGAGGGCAACCATGTCGCAGCGCGCATAGCCCTGTCCGACGGCGCGACGATCGCGACGGACATCGTACTCCTGACGATCGGCA